TGTGGAGGAAACCAAATATAATGCGGCTACTCCAGATGTTCGTGATCTATTGCAAACTTGTAGAACCACCGAGATTGGTTCTTTCAAAGTAGAATTGGAGGACTAGAATGGGTTTAAATATTATAACTGCCGATCAACGTATGGCAGAAAAACGAGGTCATAAGATTGTGGTATGTGGTCCTAGCGGAGTTGGTAAAACAACTCTTGCTAGAACTTTAGACTATGATAGTACATTGTTCTTTGACCTTGAAGCTGGAGATGCAGCCATTGAGGGGTGGCCTGTTGATGTGATTAGGCCAAGAACCTGGGGGGAATGCAGAGATTTTGCGTGCTTCTTGGGTGGTCCTAATCCGTCACTGGCAGAAGATCAGCCTTATGGTAAATCACACTTTGACTATGTTTCGTCTATTTATGGTGAGCGTGAAGAAATGATGAACAAGTACGATACTTTGTTTATTGACTCAATCACAGTTGCCGGACGTTTATGTTTTCAATGGTGTCAACAACAACCAGAAAGTAGATCAGATCGAACAGGTAAGTTAGATACCAGATCTGCTTATGGTCTGCATGGTCGTGAGATGATGGCTTGGCTAACACATCTTCAACACATTAGAGAAAAGAATGTAATCTTTGTTGGTATCTTAGATGAAACAACAGATGATTATAATCGAAAGCAATATTCTCTACAAATCGAAGGCTCTAAGACAGGGCGTGAACTACCAGGCATTGTAGATGAGATGATTACAATGTCTATTTTAACTGGCGAGAACGGACCCTACAGGGCTTTTGTGTGTCATGCTTTAAATGATTGGGGGTATCCAGCAAAGGATAGATCTGGTCGTCTTGACGCGCTCGAAGAGCCACACTTAGGTAAACTGATCGCTAAAATGGGGAGCGGCAAACCTCAGTCTGAAAGACCGTTGAATTTTGTCGATCCTAAAACACAAGCTCCTAAAGAAGAGGTAAATAAAAATGATTAACTTAAATGAAGTACAGCCAGAAACAGGTCAAATGGAAAGAACTCTAATTCCGATTGGCACAGTAGCAAGGGCGACGATCTTGGTAAAGATGGGCGAAACATCAATCCCAGAGTTTGGTAATGGTCAGTGGTTTAAAGCATCACAGACTTCATCTGCAAAATGGATGGAACTAGAGTTTACAATTATTGGTGGTCAGTTTGACCGTCGTAAGTTCTGGGACAGAATTTTTGTTGATGGTGACAAGATGGGTGAAAGTGGTATTCCATTAGCAAAAGAGATTGGTTTACGCACTTTGCGATCAATTATTGAAAGCGCAAATAACTTAGACCCAGCGGATATGTCTCCAGAAGCACAGTCTCGTCGTCAGATCTCTGGCGTGGACGCTTTGACTGGTATGGAAATCTGTGCTAAAGTTGGTATCAAGAAGGGTACAAATGGTTATGATGATCAAAACAAGCTCATGGTAGCGTTGACACCAAACCAAAAAGAGTTCATTCCTTCGGGTAATTACGCTTCACCGCAGGTGCAACAACCTACGCACCAGCCACAGGCACAAGCACAACCAGGATCAGGTGGTCCTATTCCTAGTTGGGCAAATAAATAATCTAGCGGCAGGACTCTTGGTTGTCTGCTAGAAACACGGATCGGGGGGCCGTGAGCCGCTAACCCCCCAACTTCCAGTAGCGTAAGGAAATCAAATGTTATTAAGACCCTATCAAGAGGTCGCTGTGTCAGATGCGTCTACAGCCCTCGATAAACATAACAACACAATTGTTGTTGCTCCTACAGGGGCTGGAAAGACTATCATGATGTCTGCCTTAATTGGCAAGAGACATAAAAAAGGAAAACGTGTTTTAGTTCTTCAACATAGAGATGAACTGGTTGAACAAAACAGCGTTAAGTTTAATAAAGTAAATCCCTACATTACGACTAGCGTTGTGAACGGCTCAATGAAACATTGGGATGGAGAAGCTGTTTTCTCTATGGTTCAAACAATGTCCAGGGATGCAAACTTACGCAATAGACCTAAGTTTGATATGGTTGTTGTAGACGAAAGTCACCATGCTGCCGCTCCGACATATCAAAAGATTATTGATGCAATTCGAGAAGACAATGACAACGCTGAAATCGTAGGATTTACAGCCACTCCTAATCGTGGAGATAGAAAAGGGTTAAAGAGTGTCTTTAACAACTGCTCACATCAGATTGAATTAACTACATTAATTCGTGAGGGCTTTTTAGTAAAACCTACTGCCTACGTTATTGACGTTGGTGTGCAGAGCGAATTGGGAGAAGTTCGAAAGCTTGCTAACGATTTTGATATGGAGCAAGTTGAAGCAATTATGAACCGTACAATCATTAATGAGCGTGTGGTCAAAGAGTGGTTAGAGAAGGCTTCAGATAGAAAAACCGTTGTGTTTTGCTCTACTATTCGCCACGCAAATGCTTTGCTTGATGAGTTTGTTGCAAATGATATTAATGCAGAAATCGTAACTGGAGAAACGCCTTCTGATGAACGTGCAGATATTTTGCAGAGTTTAGAGTTTGGTAATGTCCAGGTTGTAATAAACGTAGCTGTTTTAACTGAAGGTTTTGACGCTCCACCTGTTTCGTGCATTGTTCTCACTAGGCCATGCTCATACAAATCTACAATGGTTCAGATGATTGGGCGTGGATTGCGTATCATTGACCCAGAGATATATCCGGGATTAATTAAGAAAGATTGCATTGTTTTAGATTTTGGCACCAGTATCTTAACGCATGGTGCTTTAGATGAGAACGTAAACCTAGACGGCGCTCCAGAGAACGTTGAAGGAATGGGAATTGAGAAACAATGCCCAGAGTGTGATTTCATCATTCCAGCTAACTCAAGAGTATGTCCTAATTGTGGTCATGGTTTTGAGGGCGTTGCAAAGTCAGAACTATCAGACTTCTCATTAACAGAATACGATTTAATGCAATTATCTCCGTTCAGATGGTTAGATATTTTTGGCAATGGATCTTGTATGATGGCTACAGGATTTCAAGGATTTGGTTTAGTTGCTACGATAGATGATACTTCTATAGCTATTGTTAAATCTAAACATGGTAAATTAAGGGCTGTTTCTATTGGCGCTCGTGTGCAAGCAACTTCTGCAGCAGATGATTTTCTTCGAGAGATTGAAGATAGTAGTGCAGCTAACAAAACAAAAAGATGGCTTTCACAAACTCCGTCTGCTTTGCAAGTGCAACATTTAAAGTCAAATGGTGTCACTGTTAGCCCAATGGATTTTTCTTGGGACAAATACAAAGCGGCTTGTTGGTTAAGCTATCTTTGGAACAAAAATGATATTGATAAAATGGTGAGGGAGATTGGTAATGGAGAGAAATGATTTAATTGATTCAGCAAAAGAATTGGTTAATGGTGATCGAGCTGAGGTGTACGGTGATGCAAAAATTAACCATGAGCGCATAGCAATTGGTTGGAATGTTATCGTTGATGGAGCCATAAAAACGCATGGTCATTTGACACCAGGGCATATTGCGTTGATGATGGACTGGACAAAGACGTGTAGATTAGTTGAAACTATAGACCATGAAGACTCTTGGGTAGACAAAATAGGTTACGCTAGTTTGGGCGGAGAAATGTCAACAGGGAAAGAGTGATGCCAAGATTTGAAATGTCAATACTGTTAGCACTAGAGAACGATTCTGGTGAGATTAACACAGAAGAATATGACATGATATGCTGGGCAGATAATCCAAATGACGATAAAAAAGTACATGACACAGCAACAAAAATTGTTGATGAACATACTGATCGTTTAATAGATTTAAAAAAAATAGTTTTGTTTGGGATAGCTTACATAAAAGTAAACCCAGATAAGATAATGAATTTGTTTTTTGAAAACCACAAAATTGATAAGAAGAAAATAAAAATGGTTATGGATTTATATAGCCACTACGAAGACGATAAAAGAATACATTGAGGGAGAGATATGGATACAGATTTAAGAAAACCTATGGAGGAGTTGTCACTTATTTGCAAAGGCATTGGGTGGGAAAAAAGATTATGTGATTTAACAGATAAAGATGCTCAAACCTTAATTTTTGGTTTGCAAAATGCACGAAGAATAGAAGCGGAGGTAAAAATTGGAAAACTCGAAGACGATTACTATGAGTCAACTGGCGTCAGCGCAACAACCAGTATCCCCTTTTAAGAATATTACTGACCACATTGAGTTTGCAGTTGATGAAGCAATCGTTGAGGTTAATAATAAAAAGCCAAAGAGGAAGTACATAGGTGCTTCTTCCATTGGAGAGGAGTGTTCAAGAAAAATTCAATACAGGTTTATGGGGTATCCATCAGACAAGGATAAAGAATTTAGTGCTAGAACATTGCGTATATTTCAGTTTGGACATGAGATTGAAGATTACGCTGCAAAGTGGTTAAGAGATGCAAAGTTTGATTTAAGAACAGAAGATACCAATGGTAAGCAGTTTGGTTTTTCAATAGCTGATGATCAGATTAAAGGCCACATAGATGGCGTTATCTGTGATGGACCTGTCACTATGAACTATCCTTTGTTGTGGGAAAACAAATCTGCAAATGATAGAAAGTTTAAAGAATTTGTTAAGCTTGGTGTGGCAAAAGCTAATAAAGTTTATGCAACTCAGATAGCTTTGTACCAGGCGTATATGGAACTATCAGACAACCCATGTTTGTTTACGGTTGTTAATAAAAACACAAGTGAAATCTATTATGAATTAGTTCCTTTTGATAAAGACCTTGCTCAGTCAGCAAGCGACAAAGCGGTAAATATCTTGACTGCAATTAAATCAGGTGACATTCTACCACGCATCGCACAGAGTAAGGATTTTTATTTGTGTAGGTTCTGTGATTTTCAGAATGCGTGTTGGGAGCAATAAAAATAAAAATATAAATTGGGTGGAAAAATGGGCGTACTTAGAATTGGTAATACAAAATCAAAAAATCTAGCAGACGATATTAGTGAAAAAGTTCCAAAATCAGTACAATTACAAGCGTTAATTGATACATATCCCAATGGGATAATGAGAGGAACACAGTTTGAAATTGGTTCTTTAGATGGAGAAAAGGGAAAGTCACTAAAGATATCTGTTGATGCTAATAGATCTGATTTTATGCAAGGTATGGATTTCAGTACCCATGAAGGCGTTGGCGGTATTACAAAGATTATGATGGAAGGTCGAGGTATGACGCTGCAAGACGTGTCTGAATACTTTGCTGATTACTTAGGGCCAGAGTTTCGTCCACCTCCACCAGAGAACCCTGTCAATCTTAATCTTAACCAGGAAAGCCCAAAACCTCAAAAGATGCAGATTGACATAAACACACCACATGATGGTGAACACGTTTATACATCTAGTGAGGGTGAGATCATATGCCTTGTACGGCGTTACATATCTAGGAGCGAAGATGGAGAGGTTCTTCGAGGTAATGATGGCAAGGCTAAGAAAGAGTTTCGTCAATTCTCTGGCAACAGTACGTTTCCTAAAATGCCAGATACAAGACCTTTGTACAACATTCCGGGTATATTAGAAGCAGAGCGCATCATATGGGTTGAAGGTGAGAAGTGTGCAGACGATCTAAACTCCTTGGGTCATACAGCCACCTGTCATTTAGGGGGCGCTGGTATGCTTTCTGTTAGATCTGCACCTAGCTATGATTTCTCTCCGTTACAGGGCAAGCAAGTCATTCTATGGCCTGATAACGATAGCGCAGGGGTCAAAGTAGCAAAGTTAGTGCAAGACTTAGCGACAAAGGCTGGAGCTACCTCTGTGACCATGCTAACGCCTCCAAGAGGCAAGCCAGACAAATGGGATGCCTCTGATGCTATCTCTGAGGGTTTTGATGTAAATAACTTTTTAAACGCACCACAGCATAAAACAAAACAAAACATATCTTTACGTGATGAGAGTTTACTTGTCTCCAATATGTTTGTGGGCGCTGCACCAGAACAAAAGTTTTTAATTGCAGATACAATACCTCTTGGTGTGCCAGTCGTGTTTGCAGCGGCTGGTGATAGCGGTAAGGGCATGATGACGTTAGATCTCGCAATGAAGGTTGCATCTGGAGAATCAATGCAGAGTTCTTTTGGTGGCTTTGTAGCCAATCATGGTAATGTTGTGTTGATGTCAGCAGAGGATGATAAAGATGAGTTGCACAGGCGTATTGAAAGGCTTGATCCGTTAAACGCTCGAAGTGATTACCAACATGATTTGCGTGTATTGCCATTGCCAAACCTGGGCGGTGTGTTTCCAATGATGCAGAAGGTAGATAATACATACATCATGGCTCCAGAATTTGAGCGCTTGTATGAGCAAATACTTGAGATAGATAACCTAGCTCTGTTTGTTGCAGATCCGATGGCATCTTTTGTTCATGCAGATATCAATGCTGACCCAGCGGCAGGAGCTGCATTTATGGGTATGCTTGCACAGTTAGCTACAGAAACTGGTGCGACTGTCATGGTAAACCACCACATGGCTAAAATAAGAGACAGCGACGTGATTACAACGCCTGAACAGGCTCGTAACTTAATTAGAGGTACATCAGCAATTGTGGACGGTGTACGCTCCGCATTCAGCGTCTGGCAAGTAGATGAGAAAATGGGGCGTCAGCGGTGTAAAGACCTTGGCGTTACATATACTCGTAATTCTGTCTTTGATGGTGCTGTGGTTAAATCTAATGGCCCTGCAAACCGAGAAATCAGACACTTTATAAGGAATCAAAGCAGTGGCCTTCTTGAAGATAGGTCTGTGGACATTAGAAACTTAGCTCTATCTACAGCAGTGCGACTAAGGCTTGAGCATATGTATGAGTTTATTTCTATGTGCGAGGAACATGGAATGGCAGTAACCAAAGGCGGTAGTGATGATGGAGCCTATGAAGCAATACGTGTTAGCTCTTCCTCAGAGCCATGCGTTTTAGCGCTCAAAGAAGTTAGTTCATCTACCATAAAGAATACGATCACAACGTTACAAGAAGAAGGTCGTATTGATGTTTACAGACTTTCTCAAGGTGGTGTTAAAAAGTGGTTAGGAACCATGAATGGCGTTATGTCTCAAGGTATCTATGAGGCTAGAACTGCAAGAGAAAATCATTGACAACAATGGGAGTATATGTTAAAAATCCCACATTAAATGAAAGGAGGTAAAGATGTTAAAAGTATTTGACACATTAGAAACAAAACCAACGCTGCAACAAGCTCAAGAGATTGTTGGCGGTCTTGTTGAAATGGTACATTCTCCAAGTGACCCAGATATTCAAGTCTTGGTCAATGAGGAAGGTATGTTGCTTAATCTACCCTGGAACAAAGAAGCCACAAGATACGCTGAAACTGGTATTGTAGGTAACGCCATTGTTCTAAAGGGTGATGCAAAATGGGACTAAAATCATTACACCCGGCGCAAAATGCAGAGTTAGACTTTTTGCGTCGGGCAGTAGATAGATTACAAGAAGATAAAAACAGAAATAATGAAGCTCATAATGTAAGATTACGCCTTTGGGAAGCCAGGGAAGAATTAGATAAATTTGTTAAAAACCTTAGAAAAGAAGGTTATAACATATAATTACCTAATTGAATTAGCAAATGGGGACGCATAAGAGCTATATTGCGTTGGATATTGCGGCTGAACACTTCCATAAGATTGATATGCTGGTTGTTGCTGGTATTGTTGCGCCATTTGATAAGGTTGTTGATAAGGCTGCTGATAACTCGAATAATTGTTCGGGTAACCATAAGAGCTTCCGCCCATAATACCACCACCATAATACAATTGTTGTTGCATTGGCGGTTGATAATAAGGCTGTTGATAAGACGGTTGTTGGTACCCTCCATAACCACCTCCATAACCACCAAAGCCTCCTTGAAAACCACCACCATAACCACTGCCGTAGCCTCCACCATAACCTCCGCCGTAGCCAAGTGGCTGCATATAATTTCTTCTTTGCTGTCTTTGCTGGTTAAACTGACCGTAAGCATCAGTGCCTTCGAAAGCTGATTGCAATCTTTGAAGCTCCGCTCTTTGTTCTTCAGTTGGACCTAAACTTTGTGCATATTGATTATATGCCTTATATTCATCCGTATCAGTAACTGCTGTTCTGTACTGATCCATAGGTCTAACAAGAGGTCTTGAATAATTGTTCGGGTATTGCTGTCTGCTGCCCATGTATTGCTGAAACAACTGTCTTAACTGAGCGCCAAGTCCATCTCCCAAACTTCTGACGCCCGGAGTTGGCGTTGCGGGAGCTGAGTTTGTTGGAGGGGCAGTAGGATTAGCTGGCACTACTTCTGTGCCTGGAACTGTAGGATTTTCT